CGAGTTAGCATCCGCAAGCACAACGTTTTGACCATCTGTACCTATACTGTTTAAATCGCCAGATGCCTGTGTGTCCAACCCCATATCTGCAAACCAGTATGCAGTAGTCTGTCCACTTCGTGTCATACCGAACTTTGCTACTTGTATAAATTTATAAGTACTATTGGTTATAATGTTTTGAATAGCCGTTTTAACATCCTCAGGATTAACTGTGTCACTGGCAAGATAAGTTCCTCCAAAAATTATTATGTCATAGGCAGCTTTCCATGCATCTGTATTGTAATTTGCAACAAATTTCGTCCATGTGCAAACGTGAAAAGGTATCCCTCTTGCAATTAAATCATGCCATAAAAAATAATTTGAATCAGCTGCCTGAGAACCTACTACAAGCACCCTTTTGTTGTTTAAAGGCATTATGTCAAAGTGTCCTCTTCTGCGTAGCACCGCCTTTGACATAGATGAGTCAACAATCAATTTTGCTTGTTTCGCATTTTCAGCCTGAACTGTTTTAGCTTTTTTTAATGCCTTATTTGCTTTTGATAAAATAATTTTATCATTCATTTTATCTCCCCCTTATGATAAGTCTCCAATCACCAGTAGCAGTAATGGAAACTGTTCGAAATGAGATAAACGTTTCAGAACTAACATCTCCGGGTAAAACAGTGAACATCTTGCCATCTGCAACATATGTAAGCGTTGCGGTTTCACTGTCATTCCAAACCTCTACTTGCTGAACCCGATCACCTTCATTTACAGTATAATTATAGTTTCCGGTACCTTTCTTTGAATCCTTAGTTATAAACTCCATCTTCTCTCACCTTCCTTTTTATTCGTTACTCTTCTTCCTCGATAATCGGTAAAATAGTACAGCGGCAGTTTGCGACTTCGCTTACAGGTCCCGCAGGGTCACCAGGATACATTAAACCATTTGAAAATAGTTCATCTATAAGACGTTTTTGCCCGTCTAATCGAGAGTGGGAATCTCTAACCCTTGAATCTCTTGTGGATAGCCATTCTTTTTTTTGTACTCCAGCTAAAATATATGTTTCAATGCTTCCTGCATTAACAGCCCTCGTTGTTTCGGTCCGTGCTATCATTGTACATCGAGATTTTTTATACTCAGTATAAATTTCTGAAACTCTGTCTCTCAACTTTGGAATTGACTCACCATTTGCAATGCCTTCATTTAAGGATTTTTGAAGTCTTTCCTTTGATGTTTTATTTATATCCGCAGCTGTCTTTTTGCCAAATGTTTTAACCCAATTTTTGAACCGGAAAAGCAGACTGGCTATAGGACCTTTTATAACTGTTTCGTCCTCATCAAACCCCAACTCTTCATCAAGGGAAAGGCTGTAAGTATCATTTGCAAAATTAAAGCCTTCCTCAAGGCACGCCATCCAAAGAGGCTCGAGAATATCAAAAAGCTTATTATTTTCTCCGTCCCAATCAAAAGAACTGCTTCTTTCATCCTCAAGGGCTTTATTCAACCTGTTTTGCTGCTCCTGGAAAAACTTTTTCATAACCTTTTCGAATTTCCGCTCATACTTTGTTGCTATTCTGTCAAAACTCTTCCAAATAGCTGTTTTGTGCTTCATAGACAGCCCTTTGGATGGTTTATCTTCCTCGTTTTCATCCTCATAGCCGTTAAGTATGTTCTCACTATTCAGGTCTGTCGGCATCATGTTTAATGGAGTATAGAGTATATTACCTTTTCCATCTGGCAAAGAATCATAGCCGTTTGTATGCCTCCATTCATCAACCGTAATTCCTCCGTTTTTCAACCCGGATTCGGATTTCTTCAATTCAAATTCCTTGTCAGTAGGTACCACACTATCATGCTCAATGTACAATTTTTCGTCATACTGTGGCCAGAACTGGCGGTTTAATGTATCATCGATAGCTTTTAATCTTATTGAAAATACATTCTTTGCATAAAGCTCATAAGCAAGATCAATTGTTGATCTGTTAGAATTCTCGAGTATCCCAAACAATTCACCCGACATGGACCAGAAATTGTTGCAAGCATCCCTTAAGTTTCTTCTGGACTCAATAAAATCCATTTCCTTGGTAGTTTCCTTAAGGGTATGAAATTTAGCATCCCAGTTAATCCATGCGGTTTTATGTGCATTGTTCATTCCGCCATACTTCGAATTCCATTTTTCTTCTTGTCGATCAATAACATTAGGGTCGGCTCCGGGCATCATACCAATAACAGGCGGTACAGCATCATTGTAAAAAAACTTTTTTGCCCATTTCGCCATATACTCATCAGTTTCCATTTCATCCCCAATACCTTCAGCTCGACCACGTCCACGGCCATATGGGTTCAAAGGATCAGGGTCCTTAAACCAAATTATGTCCCTTGGCTCTGCATATATGGTTCTAAACGATGTATTTCCTTGGGGAAGAATTGTGAAAAAAGGTCTGCTAACAGTTGGAGTTTCTAATACCCAGTGAGGAGGTATAATCCAAATCTCTGCCGGTACTCCAAAGCCATTCCTTTCAAGGAGCCAAAAAGACTCTCCCGAAGGAAGCAATGTATACAACTCTGTAAGATAAAACAGGGTATATTCAGTTATTTCAGCTATTGGACATGGCTTTTTAAGTAACTTAAGTCCTACATGTTCCTCAATTTTTCTTCGAGGCTTGGTATTGTTAACATACAATCCATAACCGGCAGTTGCAACGTCAGCACTTATTTTATGTATTGGTGCCATCCTGGGAGATTTCATAAAAAGGTCAATCCATTGAGCCGTCCCCCTTCGAGGAGGGTTGGAATACCTTGGTGTCAATGCATTTTCTGCTTTTGTTCTAAAGGCGGTATCTGGATTCTTGGACATTGCCATTTTTAACATGTCAACCCTTGTTCTAAGTCCATTCATAATACTCAAATCTATCACCGCCTTTCTATTTCATGTAATAATCAGGAGTTTTAAGTGTCTTAACTAAGGCCTGTGTACAATCCGCTGCATCATCATGAGGTGCTTTTGCGTGATATCCAAGTATTTCATTGTTAAATTGAACGTTGAGTTTATTAAATAAAATAAGCCCTTCATTTATATCTGGCTCCATTTGAATTATCCTATTATGTTTGTTAGTTGTTGAACGGAATCCAGTTACTTTACGGTAAACCCCTTTTTCAACAAGGTATTTTCGTAGTTCTTCTGTTCCGTCTTCTTTATAGGTGTTTTCCTCTATAATAACCTCGTCAATGTCTGGATACGCATTTATGAACCATTCCGTATGTTTCATAATAGCACCTAGCTTATCATTTCTAAGCTGACCTTCTTGAATGCAAATACCACCATTTATTTTCCCACCAAGAGCATAGCCAGTTGAGTCTAAGCCCTTTCCTTCGGACGGGTCGACTGCCAATTTTAATTTTTCAATTTTAGGAAGTTCTTCGTATAGGTCTTGCCAATATCTCATAGTTTTAAAGTGCTTATCAGAACTGTTTCGAGGTTCGTTTTGATCTTCTTTAAAAAAAGCGTCCTCCCCAAAAGCCACACGATCAAGCATTACATTGTAATATCCACCAGGATATTTAGTCTTGTTTGAAGGAACCTTTTCTTCCCATAATACTTTTACGCCCCGCAGCATTGTTTCTTTATTTTTGATATAAAAGTTCCATGCATCATCAAAGCGATTTTCGTTGGAAATATTACAATAAATCTTTCGCCATTGTTCCCAGAGCAATTCACCGTCATTATCCGGGAAAGTAATAACCCTTTTAAGTATCAGCGATTTCCATGAAGGCATTTTTATAACTCTGGCAAGTAGCGAATCTTCGCTTAACAATGTTCCAATATAAAAAAAGTCAGTGTTATATGTCCCTAAACGCCCGATTTCTTCATTGAAGCATGTTTCAAGTTTTTTTCTAAGAGAATCACTTTCCATTACCGATTTATCTTCTAGATCATCCAACGCAATGAGATCAGGACGAGTATCTTTATTCAATCCTCTTAATCCTGATGTCCAACCACTACAACTAATCCAGACACCATTTTTCAAGCAGATCTCTTCAGAGTTCCAAACCTTACCTTTTTGCGGGCCAAAATCCTCTGTAATTGCTGGACTTTCAAGAGCTTTCTTAGTTTTTTCAAGAAAATTCGATGCGGTAGCTCCATTAGCACTGATAAAGAAAATAAACTTTTTCTTTTTATAGCACGCAGCCCAGGTCGGCATAGCAAACGAACTGAACGTTGACTTACCATGCTCGCGAGGTGCAACAATAGCTTGTTTTTCCCTTGCATCTGACTCAATAACATTTTTCAGTGTATATAAGATCGTCCTTGAGTACTCCGCAAACTCTCTCTCGAACTGATCAGGAAGATAAGCCAAACAAAAAAACTCGGGATCTAATTCTCCGAGCATTCTTCTCAATCCACCTGGACCGGTTAAAGGATATTCTGTTAATATGCTTTCAGCATCTTTTCCAAAATGCTTGTAAGTGAAGTCAATAATAAGGTCGATTTGCTTCTGGTCCATAAAATCACCTATTCAAAAGCTTCTTTTTTAAGTTCAGATGCGTTTTCTTCCAAGTAAGTTGAGATTTTTTGGTACCCTTCGGTATTGTTGTTTTCGCCAAAACCTCTGAACTTAACTCTAGCAGGATACACCTCTTTTACTTCGTCTCCATCCATGTTAAATACTATTGCCCATCCGAATGTATGAAGAATCATATTTATCCACCAAAGCAGCCCTGAATCTTTGAACTCTTTCCAATTTTTCTTTGATATCATCATTTTTCACCCTCTCTATTGGCATTCATGCTTGGTTTTACCGCAATATTTGCAGCGGTACCCAAACCCTAAAACGTGCTTAAATTTATGCTTTAAAAATAAAAAGCACTTACTTTTCCGCTGTTTCACCATCATCCTTCACCCCGTATATCGCACCTTTGTTATAGTGCTTAATGTACCACTCAAAAAACTCTTTATAGGTCTTGAACTCAAATACTTCGAGCTCGGAAATTTTACATTGTGGACTGAATTTAGCAGTAATCATGGAAGTAGCTTTATTGTTTCAAAACCGTTTTCTAATGCCCACTCATTGAACTCTTTAACCGCTGCATTATAGCATTCTTTATGTAGTTCAATTTGTTTGTGATTTGACTCTATTAATCTTTTGGCGGCATCAATGCTGTTTTGGCATTCGTCAATACGAATTTTACGTTCATTTAACCATTCTTTCATCTGATTAACATAGTTTTGATTGAAATCCATCTTTATCCCTCCAATTAGTTTAAAATGTTTATATAAAAAACGCTTTTAATTGCTCACGGACATAATAAAAAAGCTGGTAATATATAAACATACCAGCGTATCGTTTCTCTATAAAATTAATGTCGATGTTGTATCTATGCCCAAATGTGAACATTGTAGCCAAAAAGGATTTTTCTGAAAGATCAGTCCCGTACCTATGATTTATGATCTTTTCATACCCTTGTGATTCTTCAACCATCAATATAAATCTAGCTCCAAGAGATCGTGTTAATTCATTTTCGAACCGAACTCTTTCTTTTGCTAAGTTATTGCTTATTTCTTCAAGACTATTTTTTCGTTCAATAGCTATTTGCCTGAAGAATTCAGTTTCTTCATTTATCCCTAATTTAGGGATAGGCTTTAGAATTGCTGAATAATCGCCAAAATCAAGTTTTTGGAATAAATATTTTATATTTTTACTATCAAAGTATCTCGTTATATGCTCAACTTGATTTTCGCGGGTGTCTATTATAACCACAATATTTTTAAGAGCCTCTTGCACCATTTTGTCAATTTTAGAATCCGTCATACCCTCACCAACTTTATTTTATAAAACAATAACAAACTCAGAATTACCTTCTTCATCTGTCTCGATACTGCCATCATGGCCAATCGCCCGAAAAACATCACCAGTTTTAAGCTGTTCAAATTCAATGTGCTGCCACTGACCCTTAATTTTAATTTCAAAACATTTAATACTCATGGCAAATCGCCTTTTAAGTCTTTCCAGCGTTTACCGTCTAAAATTCTAATACGGTAATTCTTAAACATTGTCTTAAGGACCTTATTGATCCTGTTTCCTTTGCAAAATAACCAAGGGTTAACAAAGAACTGCCTGTTCTTACTGTTTTTACCCTTATAGATTATATCTTTCTTTGAAAGATTGTTTATAGTATCAAAAAGAGTACTTCTAGAAAGGCCTGTAAGGTGAATTAAATCATCTGTAGTTATATCATTGCCATTTTCATATTTTAAACAGCAATCCTCGTAACCAACATAAACCGCAATGCTGTATAAAAAAGCCTTCTCATAAACATTAAGTTCGGCCATAACTTTTTTAATTTCCTCAATATGACCTTTGTAAAAATGTTCGATTTTCCACTCTTGAGTGGTTTCTTTTATCTTTTTCTTAGCATTAAGGTAGTCAATACTTTTCCCTTTAATGATGCGGTCTCCTGATTTTAATTCATCCGTTATAAGCCCGGTACCTTTTTCTACCACATAGGCCTTAACCTCAGTATTTTCCATGCTTTCACTCCTATTAGTCCATATGGTGGACATATACCAAAAACAGAAATCGCTTTTAAGCCTTACACGCTCAAGGGGTTTAAGGCATTTAAAAAAATATCACAAGTCCATACGGTGGACTAATCAAAAATCCATGCAGCCCTTGCCGTTGTATGTCTAGAACCCGATTTTTCGAGGTGGTGCTCCTCTTATTCTTTATTGGGTTTGCTTCGAAGGCCCTCAAAAACATCAGGAACAACCTCTATCTTTGAATAAACTCTTTGGCACTTAATTACCGCCTCAGGTATCTCACCAGGAACTACTTTAGGCAAATCGGGATGATCACCTGTAATATACAAGCAAACATTGTTGTCGCAATCTACCTCTGCACGATATACTTCTAAAAGGCTGGTATAATCCAACCCTAATTGCTGGAGCAGTAAGGGTAAACTAAACTTAATCTTAACTGCCTTCATCAAAAACACCCCTTTTATTTGGAAGAATGAAACTGTTCCCACAAGTACACTCAATGTCAACAGCAAGCTCATCCTCGTCAACAGCAACTGCACATATATCATTCGTTTCCATACAACTTAAATCAACTTCTTTACCACATTTACAACAAATTACCTTAAAACAGTCACCTTCCATAGAAAACACCCCTTTTATTTTGGTAAAAATTTTTATGGGACTTAACTGGCGGTTCCTTCCAAAAAACGGGAGAAACAGACCCCCGCCCCCTCAGTCCAATTTCCAGTTGAAAAGCTCTTGATTAAACGAAATAATGTTTTCGCAGTAATCTTAAATATTTTCAATCCAGATTTGAGACGATTTAGGACGATTTTAGGCCATTTTAGACGATTAATATTTTTGACAAAATAGAAAATATTAATCAGATTGCTATCTGTAAAATAGCCTTCGAATATCTCTTAATTACTCGCAATATCTCCAGTTTTCAAATTAAAAAACGTAGCTCAACTGGAAATTATTCCGACTGATTTTCCAATTTCTTTTTCTCCTGTAAACGTCTCTTAATGTCTTCTGCTGACAGCTTTTCAGGCTCATTGCTAACAGTAAGCTCAGTCTTATCCACATAGCCATGATTATTCTTAAGATCAAATATGGTCGTGATCTCCTTTAAGAAGCCAAGGGCAGCCTTTTCAATCTTAAACCCTGCTATGTACTGACTAGCCATTTTAACCGAGTCCGAAAAACTGTTCCCGTTACCATCAGTTCGTTTTGCATATTGATATAATGTATCTTTAACTATACCCATATGAGAGCAGAGATGTTCGACATTAAGTACTCTAGAGAGCTTCCCGCTTTCCCTTATTGAGGTCGCATTCTCTCTTTCGCATAAATCGAAGTAGGATGTCATGGCAGTTACGAAGTCCTCAACAGAATCATATTTTCTTGGTCTACCTGTGAATGGCATAGTTATCAACTCCTCTTCAGAAAAATAAAAAAGCCAGATAGGGTTATCTGACTTTCGTAAATGGGGTGCCTATAATATTTTACAATACCATTTTATCACATTCGAATAAAAGATAATATCAACATTTTTTCAAAATTCCGAAACATTAAATCCTTTATTTTTAGGCTTTCTGAGATTATTTTGTCAACAAATTGATTTCATAGGATTCTTTTGTTAAAGAACTCGTTAAGCTCTTTGATATGATTTTGAATCTGTATCTCATATTCTACTGCATTATATATCTGTTTTTTGAGGCGTTCAAGTGAATTTTTGTAGGTTAGTATAGTGGTATAACTCATATCCTTTGCCAATCTATTAATCTCTTCTTTTTCACCCTTCCACCGTTTATCTAATATGGTTACAAGAGAATATGTATACTCTAAGGCAGAGGCATTTTGTTGGTATTGTTCTAAGTAGTGTGCCAATAGAGTAATTTGCATATTTGTATCCAACATCCTTTTGATAAACTCACCTTTTTCCATATAAATCCTCCTTATCCCATTGCCCATATTACATTCTCAAACCATCAATGCCAAATATCAGAGAAGTGAGAGACCTTACAGCATCGTCTATATCATTATAGATGCAAGCAGAAGTTACAAAAAGTCTTTTAGCTGTTTCCTCTACGGTTTTAGCCTCTTCCTCAGGTGCAATATAAACATGATATATTGCTTTGTACTTTCTTTGTTCAGACTCTTTCTTGCTTTTTAGGCATTTTATTTCATATATTTCAATCATATTGTCTATATGCCCAAGTATAATTGCAGTTCTTTCCTTGCTTCTATGAATAGAGTCAACAAACAATTCTTCGTTATCATAGCTTTCTAATTCCTCAAGGATGGATAATGCATTATTCTTTTTTGATTTTTTAAAAGTAGCATTCTCTGCAAAAGTTTTTAGGTTTCTATATTCCCTAAGAAGTAATTTTGTGTTTCTTAACCGTCTGTCAAATCTTTTCTTAAGATTCTCATTCTTTTCATTTTTTATTGCTTCTAGAGCTGTCTGAGTTCCTATTTCAGTTCCAATGCGAATAATATGGCTTGTAGACATTTGAGTTAGTGTCTTTATAACATTTTTTTCTTGGTCCTTATCTAACCTAAGGCTTAGTTTTTCAACCGACCTTTGCACTGCTTCCTCAGTTGTCCTTTTGATGATTTCCAATACTTCAGGTGCTATTGTTGATTTTTCTTCATCACACATTGTGATCATCCCTTTCATGCAATCATATATTTAGGTGGCTTCGGTATTTTTTCGTTTTGAGGTCTCCACAAATGCAAGCAATAAGGAAATAAATTGATATTATCTTGATCTGACGGGTTGTACTGTATGGTCCATTCATCAGGCTTAAAGAATAGCTTTTTTATATAACACATTTCATCCCAAGTGGGGCACCGATTATTATAAGATACTGATACATGGTCCCATCCATCACCCCAACTAAAAACTACAATCATATTCTTTTTAGCACCTGAATAATTAACATATGCCGAGTCGCCATCAATACCAGCTTTTATAAGTATAATTCTTTTATTCTCAGCTATTTCTTGTAGCGATTTCATTATTATCACGCCTTCCTATATCACCTTGCCACCATGTTTATAAGGCCGAGTTTTGTTATATTCGTGCTTGATTTCAATTGCGGCATCAATGTCTATGTTATTTAGCTCACAGAAGCGGTATATTAACCAGATACAATTTGCTAAGTTAATGTTTTTATTTACTTCATCATTTGTTTCATCTTCATCAAACGCCTTACTTATGTAGCTGTGAGCGTTAGCAAGAAACTTTCCAAAATTCTTTATGTCGTAATACATGCTTGTTGTGACCACCAAAAACTCAATAGGAATATCTTTCCTTCCGGAATAGTCTAAAATCCTAATAATGCAGTCAGCAAGCTCAATCGGTATTCCTTCGGGCTTTGGATTTTCGCACTTTTCACATATTCCAAGTTCTAAAGCCGGACAATCTTTTTCATGTGGTATTCCATTATCACACATGAAGTATACTTCATCTAGTTTATGACCATTCCTGAACTCTTCTAATGCTTCTGAAAGCTCACTATGAAACAAACATATTATTTCTTCAAAAGGTCTATCTTCTTCCCACCATCCATGGTCAACAGCATTTTGGTGAATATCTTTAGCCCACTGATTTAAACCTTTACTCATATACAGCCCCTCCAATCTCTACTTTTGTTTGTAGCTCCTCTATTATCTTGCTGGCCTCCTTGGTAGTCATGTTGATAAAATCATAATCGTCAGGCTCACCAAGCTGAAGCGTTAAGTCTTTTATAAAATCAACCTGCTTAAATGTTGCAGGAGAAATACTTGCAATATGTTCCTCGCACTTTTTATTTGTGCAGCTGCCCTTGATCTTTAGGCTGCCACACTTGCAAAATTCAGCCATGACCTCACACCTCCGTTAATTACCTTTGACAAAGGCATATAAATTGCTTATTTGAAAGCTTGCATTTATCGGCTTTACAATTCTCACATGGTGTTCCCTTATTTTTTCTTCTTTGTTTGAGAATCTTTCTAAAATGCCTATACTTAAAATTTGATATGTTTGAGCCCAAAGACCTTCGCAATCTTAAATAAGAATTAATCTCATAATTTAGTATTTTCTGTATTTTATTCAATTCAACCATTCCTTTCGTTAATTAACTTTTGATTGCTCCCGATATCGACCATATTGTGCACTTGACCAAATTGGTTTAATTTGTTCTAAAGTGCTATTTCCATGATTTCGTTATATAGTTCTTGGGTTCGTTCCCCTTTATTAAAGCGATCTCTTAGAGGATTTATAGTAAATCTCATTGCAAACAGACCTGCTGAACCTATTTCCGCATAGGCCGACTCACAACATTTTAAATGTTCTTCTGCTTTTCCCCAGTCCATATTTACACCTCCAGTAAACTTAATTGCTTATATTTTTTATCCCGTTCTTTGACCCATGGTTTATATTCATCCCATGAACATTTGTAGAAAACAAAACCATTGACCCATCTTTCAAAATGCTTTAGCCTGATATCTTTTTTATCATTAAAGACCATAACATAAGGCAATATTTTCAGCTTTCTAAGCTTTTCAAATCTGTACATATCCTCTTCAAAAGCGGTGTTGAATCCGCAAAGTATGTAACACTTTAGCCTTGAACCACTGCAATATTGTGTCATTACTTCTATCCCTTGCATTACCTGCTTTTCATATTTCATGAGATCCCAAGCAAACTTTATTCTGTCTTTATGCCTTATACTTGTTATTGCTTTAGCCTTTTCGTCTGTCATTAGCCTAATATCTAATCCTTGGCAAATATTTATCGTAAGATTTCTTTCTTTGATCTCTTGACATTTATCAGTCATTAACGGGTCGGCTGTAAAGTTGTTGTCCAGAAGTGTTAAATTAGGACCGTTTATAATGTCTGATATCTTTTGGTCTTGGCAAAGCTTTCCTTCTTTCTTTGGAACAAAACAGAATTCGCAGTTTCGAATGCAACCTCTGGTCGTAAATCCCATACCTTCAGTAAAGTTGTATAAACTATAGTCACAATTCATTTTCTCAACTTCAGAAGGAAGTTTCTTTTTAATGTCCCAACTGGTGCCACCAATTTCTATTCCTGGATATATGTTTTGCAGTAATTCACAGCGATACTTTGATTTTGTGAATATAGCTGAAGCATAGACTTTGTCAGGCTTATCACATTTGTTCAAAAACACAGTGTCACCATTAGCTTTATGATAAGCAGATAGTTTCATTAAAGCGATATTTGGAATTTTGCTGTCAACATCTATCAATAGCACCTTCATAAATTCAACCCCTATCTTTTGGGAGTCCAGTCCCAGCCTTGCTCCACCAATTCTGCAAGACCATGTTTATCGTAATGCCTTAGAAGAGCTGCTATTATTGCTGGAACTATTGTTTCCGGGAGTTTCTTTAGCATTAGATATAACTTTGCACCGTACATACTTGCTTGTTTGTCCATAATTGCCCCCTTTGGGTCGGGTGAAGGCTGCCCGACCGTGTAAATTGCCCCTTTTGTCCCTTACTAATACTTAACGTATCCTTTTTTTTGTTTAGCCCAGGTCTTACAGATGGCACCTCTTCGACCTGAGGTTATATCAACACCAGCCTTCATAGCGGTGATTTAATTAAAACGGTAATTCATCACTGGATTCTGCTCTTATTGATTTTGAATTTCCATAGGCATGTTTAAATATTTCCTCGTATGCATCGCCAGATATCCAGCCAACATAAATTGTATTTTTGATTTCACCTTTGCATAGTTTGATAGATAATGGAATCTCTATGCCGGCAAGTTTTAAACGTTTATCAATGATTTTTATAATTTCATTTTTATCCACTAAAATCATCCTTTCAACTTATGGCCACATTGAATAAATCAAACAATGTTGGGGTTATCGTGGTTGTTTCAGTTGCTTTCAGGTACCCAACTCCATCCCTGAAATAATCTGCATTAAGCTCAACTCCATAACCTTTTCTGCCCATTTTGACAGCTGTTACAGGGACTGTCATGAGGCCTCCAAAGGGGTCAAATACAACATCACCTGGATTAGAGTATCTGTTGATTATTCGCTCAACTATGTCAATCTGGAGAGGACACACATGGAGCTGCAACCGCTTTTGACTTTGTTTGGTGTTCATAGTTTTCATGCGATTGATATCATCCCAAACTTCGTCTGTCCAGGAACCAGGAGCCACAACCATAAAAGTTGCAGGTAATTTCCCGTCAGTATCGAGCTTTTTAGCCAGTTCCACATGCTCTTCATAACTGTAAATGGTTTCCCTTGAGAATTTTCTATAAGCCGCCTGAAGCTTATTGACTGGTACCGCTGCGAGTTCATCTTTTGAGATCAATCTATCTCCGGATGATCTCCAAAAACCATGTGCGTCGATCTGCCATTGGGCCCTTGTGTAATCCTCTTTTGACTTAGTAACCGGTATGTCCGCATAAGCTTTGCTTCTGTCTGTGGGTAACTTCCTGAATAACAATATGTATTCTGGGCAACCTACGCCCATTTTGGTCCCGTCCTTGCATTGTTCTGTCCAGCCAAGGCGGTATGTTTGGTTGTTTTCCCTGACCACATCTGTAATGACTGTTATCATGCCGAAGTACTGGAAACCATGTTTCATATAGTGATTGATGCACATTGCGTGGAATGGCTCTATAGTTGGCATTCCTGTACCAGTTGTATTGCCGAATAACACACGGTCCTTGACATGGCAGGCTAATACTCTACCGGGGTTCAATATCCTTAACATCTGTGGTGATAGAAAATCCATTTGCTCGAAAAACATTTCTGTATCTTTGTTATGGCCAAGGTCGTTATAACTTGGCGTATACTCATAGTGGTTACTGAATGGAATCGATGTGTGAATGAGATCAACACTGTTAGATTCCATATGTTCACATTCAAGTATACAATCGTTATTTACCGCTACCCAGTTGTTACCTTCCACTTTCACACGTTCCACCCCCATACTTCTTGTCATTTTGTCTATTATCGATGTATTACTAAGTCCATGTTTTTTGATAATTGCGGTCATTTTCTCTGTAAGGTAATCATGTTGCTTCCATTTCTCCAAAAGTGCCTGTAAAATCTGCCTTTCGCTTTCGGTGTATATAATGTCTATAATTACTTTTTCTGTTTGTAAAAAACGATGTGTCCTATGGATGCTTTGGATAAAATCATTGAACTCATAGTCAATTCCCAGATATATGGCTCTATGGCAATGTCGCTGGAAATTGCACCCGGACCCGCTAAGATCCTTTTTAGTGGCGAACCGTTTTATTCGGCCTTCTGAGAAGTCAATTACCCTTTGTTCCCTCAAGTCTAAATCTTGGCTACCATAGATATCAACTACATCAGGTATTGCCTTCTTGATGGCCAGTCTTTCAGCCTCCAGGTCGTGCCATAATATAAAGTGGTCATCTGGATTTTGATTGACTATTTCGGCCATTTTTGCCACTCTGGAATCAATACTGTCTCGCTTTTCTTTTGCTGCATCCTGGAGTGACAAAGCTGCATTCCTTATGAGTTTCATTTGCCCGTTACGGTCAACTCCTGCCGTCAAGTGGTCAACGGGAATTTCGTGGTACCTAACTTCGAGTTCAGGCAAATCATATCCCTCGTCAGAGTATCCCAAGTCAGATGGTTTTTGTATAAATAACGCCCAGCTACTTACCCAGAGCCAAAACTCCTCTTCTTTATGAGGATATAAAGTTAAGTTGTTAGCCTTGGTAGAATCCCTCTGAAAAAATCTCGTAAGTGCTTGCCCGGTATCCATGATTTTCAGGTACCCAGCATAATGTATTAATTCTTTGTACCGGTTAGGTGATGGTGTAGCAGTAGAAACCAACTCATAAGGTACCTCTTTGAATTTGTCAAGGAACGTTTGGTAAGTCTTACTTCCAAAGCTCCTGAGGACTGAAGCTTCGTCAAGGGATGTTGCTGTAAAATAAGTTGGGTCAATATCCCCATCTCTAACCCGCTCATAGTTTGTCAGGAGAATAGTTTCTTTGGCCTTTATGGCTTCATCCATAGTCTTTATGTATTTTGGCAGCTCCATGCCCAATAAATTAACCGCATCCCTGGTAAACTCTTGTTTAACCCCAAGCGGTAAAACTATAAGAGCCTTACCGCCTATTTTTTCTGTCACTATCCTGCAAAACTCCAACTCCTGAAGGGTTTTCCCAAGCCCAAACGCCTCAAACAATCCACGTCTACCGCCTTTTATCGCCCATTTAACAGCATCTCTTTGGTGTGGCTTAAGTATGGGGTGAATGTCACTATCAGATATCTCAAAGCCTGAATCTTTAGCTACTTCAACTTTTGAAAGCAGAAAATCCTTATACCCCATCATCATCACCTATTCTGTAGTAGTACTCGAATCCGTCCGGGTCTAATATTTTGGTGTCTTTATCTTCATCCATCATAATCACCCTTTCTCTATTCTTACAGGGGCACATATATGGAAGAATTCATTCCCCTCTACCGGTGCTATAAAAACTGGTTTAAACCCACCTAAAAATTGAAGTATAATAGATTCGTCATCGATTGATTTAATGGCATTAATAAGCATTTTAGGATTAAATCCATTTTTCACATATGACCCTTCAACTTTTTTAGCTGTTATTTCGCTGTTGCTTTCGCCGAACTCCGATGAGTAATTAACATTAATTTTGTTTCCTTCAACTGTAATAAATAACGGTGGATTTTTTGACATGTCAGTACTTGGAATAAACGGGAATACGGCTTCTAAGGCATTACGCAATTCTTTTGTTTTAATTTCTACGGAGGCAGCAAAGTCATTTCTGAAAAAAGTTGGAAAATCAAAATATTCTCCCGTTAGTGTATTAGCAGTTACTAAATAGCTATCTGTTTCAAACAGTACCTGATTGCGATTTTTGTAAATTTTGACTGTTCCTTGATTCTCGAGTATTTTTGATATATCTGTAATCACCTTTCCTAAAATCACCGCTTCAAACTCATTGACGCTTGTTTTAATCCTTCTGATTGCTACACAATTTCCATCTGATGCAGTACCATTCATGTAGCCATTTGATATTTTTATTTGTTCTCCATTAAGCGGAGCTCTTTGAGGGTCAGCACACACCGCAAATGCAGTTTTGTTAATAAGATCTTTAAGATCTTTCTGGTTTATTTCTATAACTTCTCCCCCTTTTGCACCCGTAATGGGTAAAGCCGGATACGCATCTGCTTCAAGCCCTTTGATTTTTACAGAGGAATTCTCACCTTCAATCAGCATCGTGAGACCCTTGAGGGTTATGTCAAGTTCCCCTTTGAGATTTCTGACAACATCCGAAAATAATTTTGCGTTGACGACAACCTTTCCTGGCTTAAGTACTTCGCACTCACATTTTGCTTGTATACCAATTTCATAGTTGTTTCCGGTTATCTTCAATATGCCGTCTTCGGCTTCAAGCAGTACACCTTCAAGGATCTTTTGTAGCGGTTTTGGACTGACTGCTTTTAAGGCCTTATCTAATGTATTTATAAGCAGAGTCTTATCTATAGCTATCTTCATCTAAATACCTCCAATCTTCTGGCAATTTCATATATAACATTTACCGTAACTGAATTTCCTGCTTGTTTGTAAAGCTGACTGTCTGAGTTGACTAACGCAGCTCTATTGAAATATTCATCAGGAAATCCTTGGAGCCTGAAACACTCTTTTGGAATTAATCTGCGTATCCTTTTTTTATTAACAATTCCAAACGAACCACAATGAGTCGTGCTTGAGTTTCCGCTAGCTGTTAATGTTCCACATAATCCATCATTTCTCTGTTTGTGGTTGTATAAGTCAAAGATTGCAGCTCCGTGTATATCTTGAGTTGTTAATGTAAACATTGGCTCATTATTATCTTTTATTCTTCTGCCATTTTGCCTTTTTTCTTCTCTGTCTGGTGTTAAAACAGCTTTTACTTCAATTATACTTGTTCTATCCTGTCGAGCTAAAATGCCTTTGTGATAATTTGCATCAATGCAGTGAGAATTCCCTTCTTTATCAGTTTTATATGGTTCAACTATCAAGTCCATATCTGAATGATTTCCACCACTATGACCTCCGCCTGTTAAGCATGAGGCAATGCTTTTATTTTTTTTATTGCCTTTCTTATCAATTAAACAAACATTTGATTCTACGGCTTTCTTAACAATCTCTCCGTTGCCTCTTGCGAGAGGAAATATTTTTCGGGTACCTGCTCCTCTAAGATGTCCGATAATGAACACTCTTTTCCTGTTCTGTGGGACTCCAAAATTTTTACTGTTAAGCAATTGCCATTCTGCATCATACCCCAGTTCATCCATTGCAACGAGGATTGTTCCGAAAGTCCGTCCTCCATCATGGTTAAGTAATCCTGCAACATTTTCAAGGAATAATATTTTTGGTCTGTTGTCATAGGCAAGCCTGAACACCTCAAAAACAAGAGTTCCTCGCATATCTTCGAAACCTCTCCGTTTGCCAGCAATTGAGAAAGCTTGACAAGGGAAACCTCCGCAATAGCAATCTGCTTTTGGAATATCTGAGGAAACAACTCTTCTAATGTCATTTTCATACCATTCATCCTCTCTTGGGTTATGCATTCCCCTATAACTTTTGTCTGCAAATTTATCAATTTCACAGTGTCCTAAGCATTTATGACTAGCCATTTCCATTCCAAGACGAAAACCCCCGATGCCTGCAAAAAAATCTATAAATGTCATGATGCTTCACCATCCTCAACATCTGGGTCGAAGTCTGGTTCTTCCTCAACCCATGTGTCATCTTTCAAAATTAGCTTATCAACTCGGTCAAATATACAGGGCCTCATTTCAAGAAGTTGCTGTGGCTCAAGCATATCAAACAAAGTTATAACACCGTTTCTCTTTGCGATCTGTAAGGCTTTTATTTGTTCAGCCATTCCAAGTTCCATGAATGCTCTCCACTGTTTGTTGTGGGTCCTTCTTAACATGGCCATGTGATTATTTTTGTAGAGCAGATCAGTACCACATCCCATGCAGCCATTACGTTTTATAGTGTAGTATTTGCCGCTTTCATCAGTCCACCCCATGTTATACAGGTCTGAATACGGCACATTGAATCTGTGTATGTATGCCCAAATATCATCATCTGTCCATATTGAAATTGGGTTACAGTGCCAAAAGGAATCTCCTGACTTTTCTAAATGTGGCCTTTTTGATTCAAAAAGGTATCCTCTGCTCATGAAGTTAGTTTGCCGTGATCTGGACTCAGAAGCCATCAGCCCTTTAAATATGACATCAACATCCCATTCAGCTTGAAGCTTTTCAGAAGGTTCCTTTTTAAGCACATCACAGCATGCCTGAGATATTTTTACCTGCTTTAAAATGTCATAATAGGCAAGTAGCTTGGGGTCCTCACTCTGACTTTGTGAGAAATTAAGAAAGCAATCTATGTTTATTCTGTGAGCTTTAAGTTTAGAGAATGCTTTCCCTAACAATGGCCATCCGTATTGGTCAACACACCACCAGTACGATTTTCTGGTGCCTTCTGGCCATATTAAGCCTTGTTCCTCAAATTCCTCATACATGCATCCTGGGCAAGCTGCTTCAAGAGTTCCAGTAGTTTTAAGTTTTCCATCGTCCTTAAGTACTTCTTGTACTTTGTCATTGTCAATAAGGTATTGTAGTACCTTTTGCTGAGCTGGGTATTTCAAGCTCTTTTTCTCAGTTCTTTCAGGCTTAGTCTCTTGAAAGTTACTCTTCCAGTCTTTCTTAAGCTGTCTGGCAAACTTAACACATTCAGGATATTCAACGCCGGTATTTCCGTAGATGATAACAAACCTTTCAGCCCATTCAGGGAAATATGTCCTTATAAGGTACCAGAGAACCGTACTGTCTTTACCTCCTGAGAATGCTATTGCAGGCCGATGTTTGCATACTGCCAAACCTGAGGCAACCGCTTCAACTGCTTTGCTGATTTTATAATCTAGATCTTTCTTTTGCTCTATCTCTAAATCTTTGTAACCTATGTACATACGGCACCCCTTTAAATTTCCTCATACAAGCCTTCAAAGAATTCTTCTGGATATTCACGCTGCTTATGGTTATGGTGTTGTGCTACGCAGTTTCCTTGTGGGCTGTCTCTGCCTTTTTGTTTCCTAAGCTCACGTTTTTTTTGATCTTCTTTAAACTGATCTGCTGTAAATATCTTTGAAATGAAGCAGCGATTTAGTATTTTTTCAGCATAATTCAAAGTTGGAACATTATTTTTTTTCGCTTCTTCCAGTGCTAATAAAATAACCTCTTCCTGAATGCCATCATCAATATAGCTGTTGACTTTTTGAAGTTCATAACCGGCAAATAAACCAAAGTTATTTTCCTCATAAAATTTTTTGATATCAGAAATTGATTTTGGCAGCAGCGGTTCTTCTTTTACTACTTCTACTTTACTTTCCTTTACTTTACTTTCCTTTCCTTTACTTTTGTCCGTTTCTGGCTCAGTTTCTTCCGTAGTTTCTGCCGCAGAAATAGGGGAAGAAATTTTCTTACTGTCTTCTGAAACCCTTGTTTTATCTCGCTTTTTCTCATTAAGCTTTTCATAATATTCCTTCATATTTTCACGTTTTTTAGTTACAACAGCTGCTCGTTTTTTTACCCCATTGCTCGTAAGCTTGCCAGTTTTTTCATAATATTCTTTGTCAAAACACTTTTTTTTCAGGCAAGTTTGTAAAATGTGATCATATTCTTCATTAGTTATTTTGAGTTTCTGGCAAATTACTTCCCTAGTTTCTGCGTCAGAAATGTCAAATTCCATGCCAGAATTTCGGTAGATATATTCAAGATGCAAGAAGTAAAATCCGTAACCCTTGGAACCATAAAGCATAATTATTGGCTCCAGTTTTGGGTCACTTGCTGCATATACATCATGTGGAAAATAATCTAATCCTTCCTTTTGTGGTCTAGCCACCTAAACCACCGCCTTTCATTTAACCCACCCTTTCAAAGTCGAACAATGACATTTGCTTATATCTCGGTTTTTCTTCCTGCTTTGAATCTGTAGGTTTTTTATTTACAGGAGGATCCACAACTTTTATTTCTTCAGGCTCAAATAGTTCCGAAATTGATTCATCATATATCTGTGCCTCTTCCTCAGTAAATCCCCTAACCTCACCAAACAGCTCCCTGGCTTCCTGATATGCAGTTGAAGATTCTTCTTGTTTAACCTCAACTGGCATAATTTCCACTGACTTTTCAGGTTGAATTTCATCAGGAAGATCAACATTTTGAATATTAGAGTACCTTCCGACTATTTCCGCTCTTACATCAAATCCTTTTGCCTTCAATGATTTAGCTATCTTTTCAGCTCTCCAAAATTTGATTAAATACCCATTGTAGTTATATAAATTGAATTCCATATCATCAATTTTGAAATAAACTCGGCTGTTTGCAGGTGTAGGATCTGACTGGTCAGGCATATCAATAAAACATTCTTGGTCCAGTCTAGTTAATCGATATGGTATGCTGTACGCTTCAAAAACCGTTTTAACCGTTTCAAATTGTTCCTTGGTCAAATTATAAGACAAATCATTTTTTTGTCGCATTTTGACAGCAAACAACCTCTCAAAGCAGTATATAAAAATTTCATTGCCTTCCCTTACTCCGATATTCCTGTTTTTGCCGTAGAATACCTTACCTGCCTCAAGGTTCTGCCTATAATAGCAGTACTTACCATGTTCAGGATCTATGCACTTGAGAGCATCCGAGCATTTTTCACAACTTCCGCAGCATCCGAACCAGTTACCCATGGCTACACCTCTTAATAATCATCTTCCGGCGAAGGGTAATATGTATCTACTTTGTCTATTGTTAGTTTAGCTTTGCTTGCATAGAGGTTAAAAAGAAGTTTCTCATACCCGTATAACTTACCTATAAAGAATTGCTTGTCAAAATTTCTATCTTTGTATTCAACTGAACTAATCTCACCTTTATAAGTCATTATCCTAGTTGAGCACTCATATTTACTTTTTTCAGGTTCCTTATCTAAATAAATGTGTGTAAACCATTGATCTTTATCGTCAACAATGAGAGTAATTTCATCCCATTCCTTTTCCTGTGCATCGTCTTCAAAATTGCTTTTAAGCTCTTCTACAATTTCTGAAAGTGCACATTCAGATTTACCAACAAGCATTTCTGAAAGATCTGCTTTCATTTTTTCAAGACCTTCCTTTTGTATGCACTCATCAACATAGCTATTGATAATATTAAGAATGATTTTATTGTATTCTGGCAGTGACAAATCGCTCATGCTGACTTTAACTGTGTTTTTAATATTATCCTTTAACTCTTTGGAAAACTCAGACCAACTTCCAAAAATCTCCGCAATGCTTCTTTTAATGGTTTCTTTTAAGTTCTCTTCAATGGTTTTTTGAATGAAATCACCTGCTGCTATATTATCAAAGCTATTTATAACCAATCCTTTTAAATCCATTATTAATCCACCCTCTCTTAATCCCAGTTGAGGCTATTGATATCGAAGTCCTCAACTGGCCCATTTAATATTTGCTTTAAACAATTTTTGCAAAATACTTTATCTTCTCCATTTATTCTGAAATCTTCGGTACCACACTTGATGCACTTCATAGAGTCCTCCATATCTGGATGAGGATATAAATTATTATTAAGCAATACGGAATCCAGAATAATGCTGATGGCCATTTGGATTTTATTTCAACATTTACTTGCAATTCTTGAGCTGCAACTCTGGCCACAAATCTATCGCAAGCACAACAATCGTAGCATGGAAAATCATCCAGATCATTTTCCCAATACTCACACTGCAAACAATCTTTCATTTTCATGTGAACCACCCTTTCTAAATGGCACACCAGGGACTCAACCAGTCCCCAGGTGCCTATATCAATAACAGGAGGAGGAAGCCTGTTATGTTCTCAAAAATGACGCTATTTCCTCTGGGTTGCTTGAATCATTATCCGCACTTTCCTCACTTGGGGTTGTTACGCTATAATCCACGTTGTCAACATATTCGAATGATTCATCATCCTCAAGATTATCTGACTTAATGGCTGCATCGTCAGCTTTAACGGCTTTCTGCATTTCGATGGAAAGAATGCCCCATTTCGACAAAAGCATTTTCAATACTGTTTTTAATGCCATAGCATCAAAATCTTCTGACCATCTTCCAAAACCTCTTCTATAGGTATAGCTGTACTTTTTAGCATGTTTTTCAACTCTCTCACGCTTCCAGTACAAAGCCTTCTCAAATCCATTTAAAAGCCTAAATTTTGCGATATAGCCAACAGGCTTATCTTTTTCGGATATATCATCACGAGGCTCATATTCGATAATTCCAAGGAGCTCATCATAATATTTGACTTCACCTTCATAAGCCGGAACTGCACCTATGCCTTTATACTCTGCCGTTCTTAATGCAAGCTGAACATAACCCTTATAACCCATTTGAAACTGAGCAACCTTTTTCCCATCTTCCTTATATGGGACTATCCAAGCAAATCCAAGGTTTTTATCGATTGGTAAATCCAATGTAGCTGCTACTGCTGCGGCCATGATTATGCTTTTAGGTTCTGCCTCTAATCCTCTTGAAACGTTTATAATGCTGGATATAAACTGAGGTGCACGATCTTTTAAAATGTCAACAAACCTATTTTTATACTCAGGAAGAGACAGTAATGAATTTACGGTTGGAGCTTTCTGTATTGCCTGAGTATTATTATTCAATTGTTCTTTTAAAGCTTCATTTCCCTTACCTGCTTGTGCCATAAAATCACATCCTCCCTAACCTATTCTCATTTGTCTGCTTTCACTTGCTTTGACTACATATTCCTTCTTTTTAACAACCTTCCAAGTTACTTTTTTATCTCCAACGAAAGCAATTTCAGCGTCACCCATAGCAGCCATAAATTCTTGTTTGATTTGGTCCTGTTCACGTTTGAGAATATCCATCTCTTCCGAGATCCCTTTATATCTGACCCGCTTATCTGCCATAGTTGAAAGGTCAAGAAATTTTTTCTTAGTTTCATTAGGATATAAATCTTTCAAGGTCCTCGAATCAATTTCAAGTCCAATAGGAGCCGGCGGATTTTTCTTCAAGATATTTTCTGTCCAGAATTCCCATACTCGGTTTTTTATAATGTCAATAATATCTTCATCCCTAGGAACATACCTCCAGAGAAGCGTTTTATCTATAAGAGCTACAACAAAAAAGTACGGCAATCCAGTTACGGCCATATAATGTTGAGTCTGTAGGAAATAATGATCTGGCAATGAATTTTCCTTCCAGTTCTTCATCGTAAAGCCTGAACCTGTTTTTATTTCCATTCCTCCCACTTGGCCTGCTGGGATGAGGTATTCCTCCCATTCGTTTTCACCGACCTGTAAATTGAATTTATAATCCTGCTGAGGGTCAATAAGTCCGTCTATGTTAGCTAACATATATGAGTTATCCTTAGATTGCATGGTATGTGGATATTCTTCTGCCTTAACCTCAATGCCGGTAGCCTTTAAAAATTTGATTGGAAACTTTTCTCTAATAATGGGTTCCAGTGTTTTTCCCCATTCCATAAACTCATTTTCTTCATCTTTAATTTCATCCGACAATTTATCCATATAGATTGATAAAGGACTTGCATAATTGCTTTTCCCGAACAATGCAGCAACTTCGCTCCCACCTATGCCGGTCTTGCGTATTTTTAGCCATTCTGCATTCGTAATATTGTTTGTATTTGCAAGATAAATAACATTCTGTGAAACTATTGAATCATTCATTTGTGTACAACCTCCTTGACTATTTTCTTAATTTCCTTTGTTTCTCTATGTTCTAAGACCATCATGCTTGATGTATCTTTACAAACAAGCCATTTGGTAGAATTCAAGCCATGAACCTTCATAAAATCGCACTGCTTAACTGTTGGATTTTTACCATTCTTCAAAATACATCCCTCCTATTAATCACAAGGTATAAACTCCGCATTATCCGGTAAAAGATTTATATGAGATTCAGGTATTTCCCCGTTATGCCACAAGCATTCAGTCTCAACTATGCGACCGTCAAAAAACTTTATTTTAAATTTTCTACCTCCATAGCCCTTGAATCCACTGTCTGGTTGACCAATTGTATATTGATTTGCATCTATACGAACTGAAACTGAATCCGTTTTATGTTTTAAAAATTCATTCCAAAAATCCATATGAAAACATTCTGTGCTGCATAAGGTTTCATTTACATAGGAATTTTTATCAATTTCCTTTTCGCAGATGATACATTTCAAATTAATCACCTCGATTCAATCTGTAACTCACCGTCAGTAACCCAACTTATGAAATACTGATAGTCATTATCTGCCTCAATCTGTTTCAAAAATTCTTCCCTGGCAGATTCGTCAAGATGTTCGAATTTGTCTACGCAAATAAGTTTGACCGAGGTATCCTTTGCATATGCTTTAGCAATATCCAAGCAAACAGTTACTTGCTTTGCTGTGTTTAGATTCTTAAGCGGCAGGCCGTCAATGATGACAATGCCGTCTTCGTTTATGCCAAGTCCCTGTACTGGTAATTCAACCGTTTTAAGTAATTCAGTTGGCTTGTTCCGGCAGAACTCAACAAAACTATCATATTTTGCAGCTGTCTTTTCCTGCTCAATCAATGTTTCGCTGACCTTTTGTAGGTTGTGAGCCATTTCAACATAGCCCTTCATTTTTTCAGCATCAGCATACTTCTCTTCAAGTGGCTTAATATCTACCTCAAGATTATCCTTAAGATAGGTTTCAGCATACTCAAGGCGATTGTCCACTTCTATGATCTCGTCTCTTCTATTAATCTCAATGGTATTTACTGCTGCATTCATTTCATTAGTAAGAGACACTTTTTTAATTCCAAATATCTCATCATCAAGGCGGGCCATGGACCCCCGGGTTACCTTTATAAATCCTTTCAGCTGCTCAATCTTTTTCTCAAGCTCTTTGATTTCGCTCTCTGCATTGTCAATTTCAGTCTGAAACTCATTTTTTCGAACATCAATTGACTCTTTGGCTTTGCTGATTTTAAATTCAAGTAATTCTTGCTGCTCTTTCACCTGAAGGTCGTACTCGTTATTGATATCTTTAATTGAATTCTCATAATCCCTGATAAATTCAGCTGCTTTTTGACGGGAGTTATTAACCTGCTCACCCTTCCTTATTTCATCCGACAATTCCATAAGGCTAAAACTTTCCCAATCTTCAACTTTGTAGTTATCAGGCAGCAGGCTTTCCAAAGACTCTACCTCTGCCTTAGTTGCTTTAACAGCCCCATTTGCTTCATGTCGTGCATCATACCAGTACTTTTCACACTCCTTAAGAACCAGTAAGCCGTGTTGATTTGGATTAACCGGTATTACTTTCCCAAAAGCACCTATCATATCATTTTGACTAAAAGAAATCGGCATCAATGATAGCAGGATCTTTGATTGCTCCTTATCCTTCTTATTCATAAAGTCCACGGGGTTAAAGGCAAACACGTCCTTTCTTTCCTTCGAGACCCCAAACAGCTGATCTAAAAAAGTCTGTGGAGTCTTAATGGGGATTCCATCATGAAGAACCTTAACAGCATCCTTTCCATCGTCAGAAACAACCCTCTCGACATGAATCCCATCATCGGTATCCAACTCTATGTAAGCTTTATCCGCACCGGTACGAACAAACTTTTCCCGGCGGTCTGTGTTATAAAGAGCCTTCTCTATTACTTCCAAAATTGAGGTTTTACCCTGTGCATTTCCTCCACTGATTATATTTACATTGCCGACATTGATCGCACGCTCCTCAATGCCAAGGCAATTCCTAATTACTAACCTTTTTATCTTGCTCATGTTGTCCCTACACTTTCCCCAGGGAAGTTCACCTTCACAAATGACCCGAACAGTTCCCCAGACGTTTCAAACGTAACCTTGTTGTTTTTGATATCTTCCTCGGTGATATCATATTCTTCGATCAACTCACCATCCCAGACCGCTATATTAATAACTCCTTCATCAACCGCAGTTACAAGGCCATTATAGAAATTAGTACTTCCTTTATCCTCATGCCATTTGACCCTTATAAAATCCCCTGGTCTGGCTATATTTTTAAAACCACATTGAACATATTCCACACCCATATAAACCTCCTTGATTTTTCTCAAGTTTTGCTATATCATTGAATTAACAAAATAAGACTTTCTTTTGCCACTTTGAATGTGGCTATTTTTCTATAATGGAATATCAAAATGCACTTTAAAGTAATTTGACTTACTTGCCTTTTCTTTCTGAATTCTGTGCCTGCGGTAAATTCCGATGCAATGACGAGCCGTAAACCCTACTTTGAAACTTATGAGACATAAAACTACTGCCAATGCTCCTGAAATCACTCTCCATTCCTCCTCTCTTCGTAATATGGACACTCAGACTTAATCCAAAACTTTAGCCTGCACTTGACCTTCTCACAACTTTCGTGCCTGCTGCATGTGACCGGCACTAACTCCTTGGTAACCGCATTCTTATATATCCCATCACCTCCCCTATCGCTCATCAATTTTTGGGTTCTTCTCATGCCAGCACTTGCCCTTTTTGTAATACTCACATGCTGGTCTATCTTCCCAAAGTTTATTTTTGTCTTCCTGCTTGACAATCTCCGGTATGTGCTGCCCATTACAAAAATACTGCTTGTGCGGGCAATGTAATAAAATAAATAACTCAAGAGATTGAGATGGTTTTGTTTGTAGAGCTCTCAAGGCAATCCCTCCTCTCAGCCTCTGTCGCAAAGTTCTACGTCTGTAACCCTTGATGTGTTAAGATACTGAATAATGCCTCCGGGATAATTTGTACTACCGTATCTGATATGTATGTAATCTGGAGTTATATCTACGACCTTGCCAACTATTTGATATATCCCGTTGAATTTGTTACTTTTGAAAGATATCTTCATTTCTTTATCCATGTTGTTGTGCAAGAACTCGATATTTTGGCTATACTTGCTTACCTTATGTTCTATCCTCTGCTCCACCGCTCCTAATGCTAAATCCTTCAAAACATCGGATTGACCAATGCTAGATAATCTTTGATCGATATCACTACATTTACAAAAAGCTGTATGCCTACTGCACTTAATGCAATACATCGTCAGACCTCCTTCCTATGCTGATTTTTGAACCTTCGGCAGCCACGCTCTTATGTACGCTATGGCATTGTCAAAATCCAGCCGCCTTATATCTCTGTAACTGGGAACTCCTAATCTTTCCTTTAAGTCCCTATGCAGCTGACTAAAATATGAGCCCTTTAAATTTCTGTAATCCGCTGTATCCTTGCCGCCCAAAAGTTCCACTACCCGACGGCTGATTGCAAATTGAACCTCTGCTTGTTGGTTATAAGTAAGCCTGATCTCGTTGTCGATCTTCTCGTCAAGCTGGTTGATGCGGTTCTCGTGATCTGTAAGTACTTTGACTGTCTGTTGAAGTGCCTCAAGTGCGTTCGCTGGCTGTACTGAATATGTACCAGTCTTGCGTATGGAAGGTAATATTTCATCACAAACTTTTGCTTGAAATCTTTCAGCGGTTTCATTCTTTGCTTTCATAGCTAAACGATAAAATATGTTTTCGGGAATAAAATCAGGAGTTATTGCCTTAACCTGCATAGCAGTTAATTCTTCTTTTGCCACTTGTGGCAAAAACTTAAATTCCTCTAAATGTTCTCTAACTCTTGACCATCTTACATATTCAGAACCGTTTACCTCTGTCGTAAATCCTAAACCTCTTGAAACATCCTCAAGATTCAACTGAGCTGTTCCATCTTCATCAATAAAGCCTCTTACATTTTGAATGGTTATTAAGTTTGACACGACTATCACCTCGCTTTCATTGTGTTAGTACATGATTGCATTTATTCCCACGTTTTAGTAAAATTCAAGTAACGGGGGTGATATAATGGCAAAAGTAGAACTTTCTCGAAACCTAATCAAAAACTTAGTAGATCGTGCTGCGGATGATATTAGAAAAAGTGGTAATGACACTTTGACTAAAGAAGAAACATCCAAGCTCATTGCAGAATCAATTTATTTTGTAATGAACAACTTAACTAACCAAATAAACAAATAATTATTTCTGCAAAGTTAATGTCTTGATTCCATTAAGTGCTATGCGTAAAGTCTCTTCCGCTTCTGCATAGCTCATTTTTTTGTCTGCTAAAAGGTCAACTACCTCTTCTGCTGTGGGTAAGCATTTCCTTGTCAGATCCCCTGTCGGATAATCCTTTAAAAAATCGTTTTTCATCGTTCTCGCCCCACTTTCTTGTAAATTTTAATCTTATTTAGTAATATTAAGTTAGAGTCAGCACATATTTGAAATGGAGTGATATTTTTATGGCCGTGCAAGCTGTTCAAATATGTAGCAACCCAGATTGTAATAAAATCAATACCTATGCTTACGGTTCTGTTACTAATGATTTCAGGCCCCAAGCATTCTGTGAATGCGGAAGTAAAATGATATCTAGCTGTCCAAAATGCAACTCCATATTTTTAAAGTCAAGCCGCACTTGCTTAAATTGTGGAGAAAAGCTTAAATAATTAATTACTGTGCTGGCTCTGCTAAAAAACAATATCTGCACATCCCACAATAATTTGCTGCCGAAATTGTTTCATGCCCGCATGTGGGACAAGTCTTCCAGTTTTTTGGGTCAAATGTCACAGCATGATCTTTTCTATACTCTTCTAACATTTCTGTGACTTCTTCCGACGGCTCAGCCTTGGAAAGTAATTCAAGCCCCTTAAGGATTTTTTCAGATTGTGACTTATTAAATATCAATTCTATTTTCATCCTTGCACCTCGATTCTTGTGGTATTAACTTCCTTATGGTAAAATTTTGTTGCATGCCTGACTAAACAAAGGAGTTGTTTGCATTGACAATTAATAATGAAACATTGGAAAAGCTTGCTTTAATTGTTGCTGAAAAATCTACGCCAGGTTGCAATGTCGAAGAAGTTTCAGAACAGGTTTTAAATGATTATCAAAATGCCTTAGTACACCTTAATAAGTTAAGTCCAGCAGTACCATATTACTCGAAGTAATCTAAATTTTATTGTCAGGCGTGCCTTTTCTTTTACCGTAAGACGTATCATTAATAGAAGTTTCCTTAATAATGTCCTTCAAAGCTTCTCTTGTTGTTTCCAAGCACAAATCAGCTTCTTCTAATGTCAGGTTTTCACTTCTAAAAACTTCAAGTATCTTTGTGTTTATCTCTCTGATTTTTTGTTTCTTATCTTCATTAAGAAGAAACCACTTAGGCTTGGAAAGTAATTCTATTTTCATCGTTCTCACCTCTTTTCTGTTGGGTATTTGGGTTGTTCCTTTTCATTCATTGTGATAAAATCCCCTTAAAGGGAGTGGTTTTATGGAACATTTGCTTGATAAAAAATCTTACAAGGTTTTAAAAATAATCTACAAACATTCAACCATTTCAAAAGATAAGCTATTTAAAAAATCTAAGCTAAAAGATATTAAGGCATTTAATTGCATTTTATTTGTGCTTAACCCATTTATCTCAAATCCTTATTGCGGCATCACTGAAGAAGGTATTTCGATTTATGATGAAAGCATTATTTTAATCAGTGACAAAGGGAAAGTTTATGTTGAAAATTATAATAGAGAAACCCTTCGTTTCCGCATTCCGGTAATAATAAGCATCACTGCATTAATCATTAGTCTCAGCTCATTGCTTTATAACATATTGAAATGATAGAAATTATAATAGCGATGATTGATACAACCAGTGCAGCGTTCCACTTAGCCAAATAATGATTAAATCCGAAATATCGTTTCCTATATTTTTTAGCCGTAAGATTAATTATTCTTTCAACAAATACAGGCTGCTCTATTGTATTTAGTTGGAACTCATTGACCATTTCTATTTCTTTCTTTAAAAGTTCAAGCAACTTTCCCGAGATATGGCCAGCTATTTTCTGTTGAGTATCTTCCATAAAGTCCATCCTCTCTGGTTATGCATTGTCCTCCTTCATGTGGTATAATACTTTTGGAAGGAGGTGTTATTCATGATTAATACTGTCAAAGATTCCGTACTTAATATTTGTAAAAACAGTACTGATACCCAAATAACTTTTGAAGAAGTTGTAAATGCTACCGGTTTATCTGAACCTGATGTTGACAAAGCTTTGCGACAGCTTGAAAAATCAGGTTTTATCGAAAACGTTCTTTATGCTGATGATGTCCCTGCAATTTTTTATCTAAGGTAATTGGGTAACAATTTATTTTGTTTTCTACGCCGGCTGAAAATAGTCGGTATTTTTTTCGCTTTTCTCTTTGAGATAATCCAAATCATGCGAGTTTAAATATTCATCTGAATAAAACACGTGTGTACCGTTATAACTTTTGAAGCATGAGTATTTTCCCGCTTGCTCTCTGTCATGACCACACTTTCTTATAAGGTGGTTTTCAATAAGTTCCTGCGTTATAGGCATCAACCCAAGCAATTGCTTCTTTTCATGTAATTCCATCTCTGCACCCCCTCTCTGGCTATGTATTAAGCTTTAATTTTCCTTAACTTGCCATACCCGCTAGATTCTAAATTTTCATTATGTATAGGCTTTAGCAGTTTGTTTTGCCACCATAATTCCAAAGCATCTGCATCAAAGAGTATTTTGCCATTCGACAACTTCACATGAGGAATTTCATTTTTCTTTACTAAGTCATATAACATTCCGGGAGACACATTGCCTTCAAAAAAGTCTTCGGATGCTTGTTTTACTGATAAGCGTTTTTTCTTCTTTTCAATCAAATCTTCCAATTTACATAGCCTCCTTCTTTTTTTCAAACGAAGGGAAAAAGTTATCAATTGAACATCTATATAGTTCAGCAAGTTTTTTCGCCAGATCCAGGGAAGGCTTTCTTTTTGTACCTTGTTTTTCAATCTGGCACAAATGAGCTTCTGTGCACCTAAACCCACTATCAACTACCTTCTTGACGACATCTTTTCGTGAAAGATTTGATGATTCTCTTAATTTCCCCAATGCATTCAACCTATCAACTCTTACCTTTTTCATATTTTGCATAACCTCCCTTCACAAATATAATATACTATAAGTTAATTATTATCCACTTTTAAATAAACTTAAAGTTAATTATTGCATCGAAAAAAAATAACTTAGGTCTATAATGCTAAGTTATACATAAAATTTCTTGAATTATCTTGACATTAATTAACTTTAAGTTTATTATAGATTTTGGAAGGAGGTAGGTGTTAATGTTTTTTGCCCATCGTTTCAAGACTTTGCGAGATAAAAGCGGATATGATCAAAAAGAAATAGCAAAAATAATAAATGTTACCCCAGTTGCTGTTAATAAATACGAATTAGGGAAAGGTACTCCTAGTTTAGAAAATCTTATAAAGTTACGAAAACTCTTTAATGCATCTATCGACTACATGCTTGGTTTAGATCTTGAAGATGCTAAAGATTTAATTTCTAGTAATAGTAGTAAGCTAATTTGCGAAAGTATTAAAACTCTACGTTTGAAAAGAGGTGACACACAAAAGGAATTTGCATTTAAGGTTGATATGGATGTAAAGGAAATTGAAGAGATAGAGGGAGGTAAAATTCCTCACTTGGATCAGTTGATTAAGATAAGCTCAATGTTGGAAGTAAGCTTAGACGAGTTAATTGGAGATACAAAAATAAAAATAGTAGACAAAGAGCAAGATAGTATAATCAATTTTGCCCTCAATTTAGATAATAGGGGATATATAAAATTGGCTATGGCAATTAAAGAGCAGGGGCTTTGTCCTGATGATGTTGTGTTTGGTAAAAGATTATAGACACAGGGGGTTTAATAAATGGAGAAATTTAATATAATTAATATAATATTATTGTCGATACCAGAAGCAATTTTAAATATTTATATAGCGTTATTGTTTGTTATGGAAAATAGGTTTTTACCATTTAAATGTGATAAGGCTACTAGAAAAATCAACGTTTTAAAAATAATTGCATTTACGCTATCATATTCTTTGTTTGGGGCAATTCTAGATCATTTTTCACATAATATGCAATTTAATTCACTCGCTAAAATATTATCAATGTTTATACTTATAAGACTCATATATAAAATCACTTGGATTAAATCGTTTACAGGAATGATAGTTAGCCTGGGATTTTTAATTGGGTTTGAGGCGTTTTATGGACCAGCCTGTGTTAATATATTTTATTTAGATATAAATGATTTTTTCAATGGGGATCAGAAAACGAGAATATTATTATCTTTGGCTGTGCGTGTTGCTCAACTTTGGGCAATAGTGAGTTTATGGAACTGGAAACTTGTTAATGACGAGTTGGGAAAATATAAATTGAAAACAAAAGCTTTATTTATAACAATTGCTTTAATATTAATTGCAATAGAATTTGAATTTAGCCAACTTTATGCATTAAACTTTAATTCCTTATCCATAAATTACAAAATAATTGGAGGAATTGTATGTGTTTGTTGCGGACTACTCAATTATTTGATATTCTATAGCTACATAGTAATAATTAGAGAAGTTGCCAAACATTTTGCTTTAGGCAAAAAAGGAGGATAAGGATATGAAATTTAAGATTTGTTCCTTTTTATCAGTTTCACTATTCATCATAGGAGCGATAGTAACATCAACAGCAAGCACATTCTGGTTTTATCAACCCAAAGCCCCAAAAGTCCTTATGAAGAAATAGTATTTAAAAGAAGGACAAAAATAAAGGACCTATCAAAGAAGTCCTAATATAATTAATATAATAATAATTTGTCGATTAATGTCGATTATAATTCAATATGTAACTGTTGTCAATATCCACGGCCTGTGATTATTAGGCCGTTTTTTTATTAAGACTTACATACATACAATAAACGACATTTTACGACATAATAAAACACTAGGCTATAGCTTATTAAAATATTTTATTTAAATAGGCTATAGCCCCAAATTATATAAATATAATTATTTTTCTACTAGTTTTATATGTGTCCATAACTTTGCGTTATAAAATATAAAAAACAACAAATTAAGGTGAACTCATGGACATAGGAAAAAATATAAGGAAAAACAGAAGCAAATTAAAACTATCAAGAAAAAAAATCAGCGAAATTACAGGTGTAAGCGAAGGATACATAGGAGAAATTGAAAGAGGAGAGAAGGTTCCATCTATAGAAACTTTGCTTAAGATTTCTAGGCCGCTAAAATTAACAGTTTCTCAATTGATAGGCGAAATTAATATTCTTGATGATTACTTAGTCGATCTTCAAAAGATAGCTGTTAAAAAACCTGAAGAAATAAAAAGACTTGTTTCTCTACTAAAATTATTATCTAATGACGAAATAAGAGCTATTTCTAATTTCGTAGAAGCTTTTAAAAAGTAACTTATTCAACAAAAAATCAGGACGCACTTGGGACACATTTTGGGACACATTTTTTTAAAAATAGTATGAAAAATAGATAAAAATATAAAAATTCCAAAATACTCCATGTCTGCAAACCCTTAATTTATGCGATATATGCGAAAATATAAATATAACAAAAAGCAAAGCCGCTAACTCCAAAACCGTCGGCTGCAGGTTCGAGTCCTGTCTCCCCTGCCACATTTGAAGGAATTGACGAAATGAAAGCGACAATTCTAGCGACAATAAGAAAAGTTAGAGGGAATTAAACCTTCTAGCTTTTTTTATTGTGCATCTGTAGAAAGGTTTCTTGATTTTCTAGCATTAAGAATATTATTAAACATGTCTGCAGCTTGTTGATCTGCTTTTTTAAATGCATGAGTATATATATTATGAGTTGTAACACTACTACTATGTCCTAACCGGGCAGCTATTGCCTTAACATTCAAACCTTGATTTATTAATAAGCTTGCACTTGTATGCCTTAATCCATGGAACGGTAATGGAGGCATGTTATTTTTCTTAAGGAATTTATTTAACCATTTAGAAGCTGTATATGGATGCATAGGTTTTCCAAATTGTCTTGTCTTATTATCATAAGCAACAAAAACTGATGTACTTTTAAACCAAAGATTTTTTGATTCTGATTTTTCTTTTTCATAAACGGCTTGATATTCTGCAATAAGCGACATAATTTCCGGCGACAATGCAATAATCCTTTTGCTTTCTTCTGTTTTGGGGTCCTTTGTAAAAGTGCCTTGACCTGGGATATATTGCGAAGCTTGTCTTATTTCAATTGTACTCTTCTTAAAATCTATATCAGACCATTCCAAACCCATAATTTCACCTAATCGACAACCAGAAACCAAAGCTATATTAATTATTGTACGATACTTAATAGGTGCTTTTTCAAGTAAATCCAGTAATAAAAATGTTTCTTCCTCATCATAGCATTTTGGGTCTTTCTTACGAACCTTTGGAGCATCTGCTCTCACTGCAGGATTTTCTTTTATTTGTCCTTTTTGTAGTGCATAGTTTAATATTGAGGTTATAAGCCTATGATGATGTTTTATTGTCTGCTCTGAGATACCTTTGGATTTTATTTTTTCTCCATCATTATCTTTCTTTTGTGATATAAAATAGTGTTCTTTCCTT